TGCACGCACCACCAACGCGCCTGCGCCAGCCAGCATCGGCGCACCTGCTGGCGCCGCCCCTGCCAATACTGACCCGGCCAAGATGTCCCAGGCCGAGTACGAGGCATGGCGGAAGGCGAGCGGCGCGAAGTATTTCCGATAGAGCACCACCCCATCAACGCCACCTTTAGGAACACTCCACCATGTCCAACGTACTTGCAACCACCGCCGTCGTCGCGAAAGAATCGCTGGCGGTCCTGAAAAACATGCTGTCGTTCTCGGCCAACGTCAATCGTGACTACGAAGACGAATTCACCGAGAACAAGAGCCGCGGCTACGCGCCGGGCCAGACTATCAACATCAAGCGCCCGCCGCGCTACCAGTACCGCGCCGGCCGTGTCGCTGTCCCGCAGGGCACCGTGCAGAATACCGTGCCGCTGACCCTGCAACAGGGCGGCTGCGACCTGCAGTTCACCTCCGGCGAGCGCACCCTGTCGCTGGACAAGCTGTCCGACAAGCTGCAGGCCGCAATGGCCGAGGTCACGAACGAGATCGACCGCCAGGGCCTGGCCTTGGCGCACTACTCGACCTTCAACACGCTGAACCCGACCGGCGCCATGCCGAACACCCAGGATCTGTCGATCGGCGCGATGACCGATCTGAACGCACGCCTGGACGAAATGGGCGCGCCGCGCGTGCCTGGCTCGCGCACCCTGATCAGCGCACCGCGCTTGAATGGCAACCTGGTGCGCGGCATGGCCGGCATGTTCAACAACCAGCAGACCATCGGCAAGCAGAACAACAGCGGCATGCAGGTGCCGTCGTTCGGCCTGAACGTGGGCATGGACCAGAACGTCGACTCGCACACCAATGGTACGCAGGTCGTCACCGGCACCGCCGTGAACGGTGCAAACCAGGTCGGCGGTCTGATCAACGTCGCAGCCCTGGGCGGCACGATAACCCGCGGCACCGTCATCACCTGGCCGGGCGTGTTCGCCGTGAACCCGAAGACCCGCAACAGCACCGGCGTGCTGGCCCAGTTCGTCGTGACCGCCGATCTGGCTGCCGGCGCCACCGCGATCCCGGTTTCGCCCGCCCTGGTACCGTCGGGCGCGTTCCAGAACGTGACCGCCTCGCCGACCGCGGGCCAGAACTTCCTGATCGTCGGCGCCGCATCGACCACCTACCAGACCAACATCGCCTATCACAAGGACGCCTTCACCCTGGCGATGGTCCCGATGGCGACGCCGCAGGCTGGTTCGGGCGCGACTGCTCACCAGGAAACCAGCGACGGCTTCACCGTCAAGGTCACCGAGTTCTACGACGGCACGAACGACGTCTCGATCATGCGTCTGGACGTGCTGTTCGGCTGGGCCGCGACCTATCCGGAACTGTCGGCCAAGTACTACACGACCTGATAACGGCGCGTAGTCGAGCGCGGGGCCCGGTGCCCCGCTTTATCGAATTCCCTCATCTCAAGGAAGCACATCATGGCAATTACCCTCAACCGCGGCTATATGGGCCTGCTGGCCGGCACCATCGTTGGCCTGACCACCAATATCGAGCAGAACCTGATCGCCCAGGGCCTGGCCTCGGCTGCGGCCTCCAAGGCGAACATCACGCCCGGCAACGTCACGTACAACGGCATCCAGGGCTCGGTCGCGATCCCGGCCGGCACCAGCTCGGTGACCATCACCAACTCGCTGATCGACGCTAATACCAAGGTCATGGCAAGCATCGCGCAGGCCGCCGCTGACGGCACCTTGACCAGTCTGCCGCGCGTCGTGCCCGGCGCCGGCTTCGTGACCATCTACGGCAACGCCAACGCGACCGCTGCCGTGGTCGTTGACTGGACGATTATTTCGGCCCCTGGCCTGACCGTCGCGAACTAATCGTTTCCCGCGTAAGCGGGTTTCCCAACGCAGGCCCGGCCGTCACCACGATGCGCCGGGCCTTCTTTTTGGAGCATGACAGCATGAAATTCCCGATGATCCTTACCCACCGCGACAATCCGCATGCGCAGATCGTGATCGCAACCGCCGAGCAGCTGGCCGACGTGCCGGAAGAGTTCCTGCCGCCGGGCGGTACCGCAGCGCCTGCCGTAGTCACCGCGGCCGCCGCTATCCCGGGCGTGAACCTGGACACCGCCGAAGACACCGAGCGTCGCCAGAGCCTGGAAGAGGCCGTGGACGAGTTCACCGCCCATGTGCAGGCCGAGACCGCGAAGATCGACGCCGCGCATGCGCAGCTGGACGCCGACCGCGCTGCGCTCGAAGAGCAGGCGGACGCCCTGTCACGCGAGCGCGCCGAGTTCGAAGCGCAGCGCGCCGCCGCAACTGGCGAAATCGCTGGCGACGCCGGTGCCGCTTCGGCAACCGCCGAGGGCGCGGCAACTGGCGACACTGCGACGCCGCCGGCAGCCCCCGCCAAGCGCACCCGCAGCACCAAGGAAGGCGCGTAAGCCATGGCCGCGGTTCTGGACCTGATCACGGCTGCCCTGGTCACTGTCAAGGCGCTGGCTGTTGGTGAAACCCCGGGCGCCGATATGACGACCGACGCGCTCGACAAGTTCAACGACGTGCTCGAGGCGCTGTCGATCCAGAACCTGGCCGTGTACGCCAGCGTCGACGCCGTGGTGCCCCTGGTGGCCAACCAGTCGACCTACCTGGTCGGTCCCGGCGGCACTGGCCAGCGCCCGCTGTCGATGAATGCCATCGACTCGGCCCGCGTCACCTTCCAGGGCGTGGATTACCCGGTCGACCTGGTACCGCAGGCCGAATACGACACTCTGGCGGTAAAGCAGACCACCGGTATTCCAAACTGGGCGGCATACGACAACGGCTATCCGGACGCCACCCTGCAGCTGTACCCGGTGCCGTTCCAAGCCGGCGTGCTGACGCTCAGCCAGCGCAAGCAATTCACCAGCGCCGCGGCCCTGACCGACACCTTCGACATGCCGCCGGGCTATCGCCGCATGATCCGCCTGATGCTTGCCTGGGAGCTGCGCACTGACTACCCGGGCCTGGGACCGCAGGAGCTGCAGAACCTGAAGGACGACGTGGCCGGTGCGCTCGGCAGCGTCAAGCGCGCCAACATCGAGCCGGTAATGCTGCACAGCGAAGTAGCCGGGCTGAATGCCTCGGGCGGTGGATACGTCAACTGGCGGGAAGGCGTATGAACATCGCCGTGACCTATTCCGGCCTGCTAGCGCCCCTGACGGCCGTTGCGCTGCGCGCGCGCATTCTCGATCTCGAGCTGGCGATGCTCATGGCCCCGCGGCAGGCCGAATGCCCTGTGCGAAACCTGTTCACGCCGGGTGAGTACCGCCGCGAAATGACCATCCCGGCCGGCGTGGTGTTGACCGGCGCCGAGCACACGACCCGGCACCTGAACATCATCAGCCGCGGCCGAATCATCGTCTGGACAGAGCAGGGCATGCGTGAGCTGGTCGGCCCTTATGAATTCTGGTCAGAGCCCGGCACCAAGCGCGCCGGCTACGCGCTCGAGGAAACCGTTTGGACCACCGTGCACCCGAATCCGGACGACTGCCAGGACATGGAAGTACTGGTCGAGCGCCTGACCACATCGAAATACAGCGACCTGCTGGAAAACCGCACCGCAATCGAACATCAAGGGGAAAAACCATGGCTTTCGGCATCAGCGCCGCAACTTATGTAGTCGCCGGATCGGCCCTGGCCGGCGGCCTGATCGCCGCGAACGGCGCCAAGTCGGCAGCAAGCACGCAAGCGGCATCCGCCGACCGCGCTGCCCAGTTGTCGTGGGACCAGTACGAACAGACCCGGGAAGACCAGGCGCCATGGCGCGCTGCAGGTTCGGCCGCGCTGTCGCAGCTAGCCGGCGGCCTGCAGCCTGGCGGCGACTACAACCGCAGCTTCAGCATGTCGGACTATCAGGCCGACCCGGGCTACCAGTTCCGCCTGTCCGAAGGCGAAAAGGGTATCAACGCAGCGGCCACCGCGCGCGGCTCGCGCTATTCCGGCGCCACCCTGAAAGCCCTGGCGCGCTTCAACAGCGACCAGGCCAGCCAGGAATACGGCAAGGCATACGACCGCTATAACAACGACGTCAGCACCCGGTTCAACCGGCTGGCCAGCGTGGCCGGTGTCGGACAAACCGCCGTCAACCAGACCGCTGCAGCTGGCGCCCAGGCGGCCGGTGTCGCTGGCCAGGCCATTCAGGACGCCGGCACCGCGCGCGCTTCCGGATACGTCGGTACCGGCAACGCCGTCAACGGCGCGCTGGGCCAAGTCGGCAACTACGTCGCGCTGCAGTCCCTGCTGCCGAAGACGCCGCCGACCGGCGCCGCCAGCGGCACCGTCGCAAACGTCCTGTATTGAGAGGAACCACACCATGCCGCAACCACTTGTAGCACTTCAGGCCGCGCTGCCGCAGTTTGCTGATCCGGTCGACCTGCAAACCAAGGCCTATAAGCTGCGCGACCTGGCCACGCAGGCCAGCACCGCCGACCAGGCGCTGGCCGACGACAAGGCCGCACGCGCAGCTTATGCCGCCAACCCAACCGACGGCGCCGCCCGCCTGTCCGCCCTGGCAGGCGTGTCGCCGAAGGCCTACGCCACCGAGGCGAAAGCGCAGGCGGACCAAGCGAAGGCCAGCGCCGAAACCACCGCCAAGCAGATCGAGGCCGCGCACAAGAAAGTGGACCTGACCGGTCAGGCCTTCGGCTATGTGCGCCAGTTCCCGACCGCCGAAAACGCCAAGAACGCGATCCAGTGGCTGGGCGACCAGGGCGTCTACACGCCCGAGCAGGTGGCGCAATATCACGCGAAGGTCGACGCCGCGCCCGACAAGGTGGCAGACATGGCCAATCAGGCCTATGCGGCCGCGCTGGGCGTCAAGGATCAGCTGTCCAAGATCGAGACCCGTGACACCGGCGGCCAGGTCCAGACCATCGCAACCAACCCGCTGACCCAGAAGACCACCACGCTGTCGACCATCGACAAGAGCCAGAGCCCCGACAACAAGGCCACGAACGAACGCGTCGCCGCAGAGGGCCGCGCCAACCGTGCCACGCAGATCCAGGTGCAGAAGATGATCGGGGAGCGCCAGGACGCAAAGGGCGAAGACGACGGCACCGGCCTGTCGGACTCCACGAAAAAACGCATCGCGATGCAGTTTGTCGATGCTGGCGACAAGAGCGGACTGCAGAACATCGGCCGCGGCGCCCAAGGCGCGAAAGACCTGCGCGGCATCCAGAACGCGATCACCGAGTACGCGGCCAGCAAAGGCATGTCGCCGACCGAGATTTCCGCAAAAATCGCCGACTTTGAGGGTCTGAAGGTTGGTCTGCGCACGTCGGCAAACATCAGCGCGCGCATCGACAACGCTGCCGCCGAGGCTGAGCAGCTGGCGCCGCTGGCGATCG